TTTCGGTGCTTCCGCCGTGGACGCTACTCTCTACCCGCTTCTCGGATCTGAGGCCACTGTGGTTGTCAAGCCGACCTCGGACGCAATCGGCAGTGTGAATCCTGGGTTCAGCGCGGTCTACCTTTGCACCGAGTATTCTCCCTTCGATTCCTCAGTAGGGGACTTGGCCACACTGAGCGTTGAGTGGCCGATTGCTTCGGGTACTGTAACCCGCCTCACGGCGTAGTACACTGTCGGGTATGAACCCGATTGAACTCGAGATAACTTACCTTGACGGTACGACCGTCACCGTGTCCACGATTGCTGCTGACCTTGTAGCGTTCGAGACTAAGTTCAACATTGCGGTGTCCCGCTTGCAGGACGACCCGCGTGTGACCTACATGTTCTTCCTCGCATGGCACGCCCTTCACCGTTCGGGCGGAACCAAAGAGGACTTTGACAAATGGGTGAACAACGTTTCGGGCGTTGGGCAGGCTGAAGTAAAAAAATAAAGGGCCTCGGCCCTAACTCTGTCCATTGGCTGATAGCTCAGTTGGCGGTAGAAACTAACATTCCGCCTTCTGAGTTGTTAGCTATGGACTCCCGCATGTTGTGGACTATCCAGCGTTACATGGTTTCTAAGAGCCAGAACGCGCGGAAGGGTAGGCGGTAAACTGTTAGCTTAGGGAGCCGCCACCATGCCAGCACGCATTCGCATTAAACAAGCCGACTATGGTCGCCTACAGCGTGAGCTGAAGGATCTTGACAAGGATTTGTTTAACGAGTTTCGGCGGACGATGCGGGCAGAAATGAAACCCTACGCCCAACAGTTGAAATCGAAGATTCCTTCGACGTCGCCGTTGAGTGGGATGGCGCGTAATGCTCGGTATGCGCGGCAGTCTTTCGATCGGCGTAAACCGTTTGTGTATAAGAAGCCGACGGCTCGGATTTCTGTGGGGACTGGGCGTATTCCTAAGAGCAGTAAAGCTAAGGGCGTTTCGATTGTTTCGATTGTGTTCTCTGACAAGCGACCTTTCTCAGCGTTTAGTGTGATGGAGACTGCGGGGACTGAGACGCCGGGCAACCGTGTGGCTAGGGCATTGGACACTGCCGGGTTCCCGCTACGGGGACGCGGTAAAGGTCGGTTTGTGATTCCCGACTTCTATGCCAAAGCGCCACAGATTGAACGTGACGCGAAGAAGGTTATTGACCAGTACGCGGCCAAAGTGTCTAAGCGATTTGCGAGGAAGTTCTAATGGCTATTCGCCTGCCAATTATTTCGAGCTTTGACCCGAAGGGGATCAAGAAGGCTCAGGGTGCTTTTGGCAAGTTTGGTGGTGCTGTTGCTGGTATTGCCACTGGTGCGGTTGCGGCGGTTGCAGGGATTGGTACTGCGGCCGCTCGTATGGCTTCGGATTTGGAACAGAGTTTTGCGAAGATTGAGGGCCTTGTAGGTGTTTCGACTGCTGAGGTTGCGAAGCTTGAGGAAGCGGCGATTCGGCTGGGGCCGGCTTATGGTAAGTCTGCCCAGGAGGCGGCGGATGCGCTGTTCTTTATTACGTCGGCGGGTTTGCGTGGTGCGGACGCTACTGATGTCTTAGAGGCGTCTCTGAAGGCTTCTGCGGCTGGCCTGGGGGACGTTAACTCGATTGCTAACGCGGCTACTGCTGCGATGAACACTTATGGCACTGAAGTGCTCACGGGTACGGATGCGGTTGATGCCCTTACTGAAGCGGTCCGACTTGGTCAGCTTGCACCAGAGGAACTCTCGAGTGCCCTGGGTAAGGTCATTCCGATTGCGAACGAGCTGGGGGTTTCGTTCGAGGAAACCACTGGTCTTGTTGCGGGTTTGACTCGTGGTGGTTTGTCCGCGTCTGAGGCAGTGACGGGTGTTCGCGGTGCGATGCAGGCGATTCTTAAGCCGACTGGTGAAGCCGCCGACATGCTGGAACAGTACGGGTTCAGCACCCAAGACGTTAAGGACTCCATCGAAGAAGATGGCCTGCTTAACACTTTCGGAATGTTGCGTGATGCGTTCGAGGGCAACGAGGAAGATTTCACCCGCCTTATCGGATCTCAGGAAGGTTTGAACGCTGTCCTCGCCATGACGGGTGAGGCGTCCGAAGACTACATTTCAATCGTTGAGCAGATGACGGATGACGTTGGTGCGCTTGACGATGCGTTTGGTGCGGTTGAGGAAACTGCTGGGTTCAAGTTTGAACGGGCTATGGAGACTGCCCGCGCTGCCTTGCTGCCGGTTGGCGATAGTTTGTTGGAAATTGGCGCGGTCATGTTGGACGGCCTCATGCCGGTTATTGACATGTTGGCTCCGGTGTTAGAGGAAATGTTCTCGCACCTTCAGCAGCCGCTTATGGATTTGGTTGGGCTGTTGCCTGGCCTGTTGGAAGCGTTCCTTCCGCTGTTGCCTGTGTTGGGTGAGCTGGCTGGGATGATTGCCGAACTTGCGGTGGCGTTGATGCCGGTGTTTGTGGCTTTGCTGGAAGCGTTGACGCCGATTCTGGAACCGATTATGGCGGTGCTGGGAACGGTTGTGGATATTTTTGTGGCCTTCGCTCCAGTGCTGGTGACGCTGTCGGAGCTGTTGGGTGAGATGATTGCGGCTATTTTGCCGATTTTCTTGGAGCTGTGGGAGCAACTTGAGGAACCCATCATGAGGGTTATCGAGGCGCTCATTCCCATCATCGAAGAACTGCTGCCCATTCTGGCCACCTACATTGAGCAAGTATTGTTGCCAATTCTCGAGCTGATGGCGGACACGCTTGGCGTGGTGTTGGTGTTTGCCATTGAAACCTTGGCGGGTTGGTTGGAGTGGCTGGCCGAGAAGATGGACGGCGTTGGCTATGACTTTGCGCTTGCCTTCCAGGACATGAAGATTGCTGTCATCGAAATCATTAACGATTTGATTATTGGTTTCGAAACGCTGTTGAACCGTGGCGTTTCTTTAGTTAACGGTTTCATTAGCGCCTACAACCGTATTGCGGACGAAGTCGGGTTGGACACGATTACACCGCTGGTTGAGTTCCAATTTGCGACGTTAGATGTGCCTGGCCGGTTTGACTTTATGCGGTTTGCTGACGTGGACGTGGAGGGTATTGGTGGGAACCTGGAGGCGAGGTTTGGGCAGGGGGGAGCTGCTGGGGTTCGTGATGTGGGTCAGTCGTACAATCCTGGCCAGGGCACGTTCGGTGGCAATTTCCGGTCGCTTGGGATTCCTGCGCTTGCTGAGGGTGGTCTGATTCGGGGGCCGATGATTGGGCTGATTGGTGAGGCTGGCCCGGAGGCTGTGGTTCCGTTGGACAAGTTGGACAAGGGCGGCCCGACGTACAACATTACGGTTCAGGCTGGTGTGGGCGATCCGGTGCGTATTGGTGAGGAAGTGGTGAATACGATTCGCCGGTATGAGCGTGCTAGCGGTAAGGTGTTCGCTTCAGCGTAGAATAGAGGAACTATGGTTACGAGACTTTCAGGTGGGATTACTCCGGCGGATGGTGAAGATCCGCGGACGTTTCCGACGATTTGGAATGCGACTGCGGATGAGATTGAGTCGCAGGGTTCGGCGATTGCTGATATTGAGGGTTCGGCTGTTTTTTATGCGGGGACGGCTGTGCCGGAGGATGGTAATTCGTTGGTGTATTCGACGGCGGTTTCGGGGTGGACTGCTGGTGAGGGTTCGGGTTCGGGGAATGTTGCGGATGATGTTATTCAGTTGAACTTTAATGAGATTTCGAATAATTATACGTTTCCGGATAATTACAATGGGGTGTCTGGTGGGCCTGTGACGATTGCTTCTGGGGCGACTGTGACGGTTGGTACTGCTTCGACGTGGACGGTGATTTGATGAGTGAGCTTGTTGTTGGTTCGTTGGCGGGCCTGTCGGATAACGGGTTTGTGATTGATGTTGCGTCGGGGTCGCGGTTGACTCAGCCGGGCATGGTGTTGCAGGTAGTTGAAGGCACGACAACGACGACGACAACAATCACCTCTACCAGTTATGTTGACACCGGGCTAACGGTATCAATTACACCAACAAGCACGTCAAGCAAAATTGCAGTTTTCGTTGCACAAAGTTTTGATCTCGCCGATCTTTCAACAACAACAGATTTGAACGGGAACGTAATTCTTTTGCGCGACGCAACAGAAATAGACAAAAAACCG